ATTACATTAGGATCTGCAAAGAAATACTTAGAACGAGACTTACCTTCTTTGATGACAACATATCCATCGTTCTGAAAATCTAGTTCAGCATTCTGATGAAGATTGAGACCGTTCAGAAACTGGTTAAGATCATAGATACCAAAATCTTTAGGAAGTTCTTCTTCAATAGTTGCCTCTGCAAGAATATTCTTCATTACAGAAATAGTGCGAAGACTGCTTCCTTCCTTAAACAAGATAGACTGATTAATAGAAGAAAAGTTCTTCAGCAGAGTCAGAGTTTTATCAGAGAGTTTCATCACTTATTTTCAACAAGGTTAAGGTGGTTAATCAGAAGAATTGTGTAGTGCAGGACTTTAAAAAGATCAGCACGAGGAGTGCCTTTTGTATCATATCGATCAATATACTTCGTCACATTACCTGCACAAAATCCTTCGCGACGATTGTGCTTGATCTTATCAATCGTTTGTTCTGTTCCACCACCTGTCCTATCGACATAATGTTGACTATATGTACTTGAGATATATTGTTCAAGTTGCTTTAGGATTTTGTCTTCATTGTATTTCCAAAATCCATTTTTATTCGTATCTTCGGGCATAGTAAAATTAAAATTAATAATATCAGGTGAAGAATGAGGATTTCCAGTCAAACTGATTCCATCATATTCCCAATACGATTGATCAGGAATAGAACTTTCATAAGTGCTCTCAAAGTTTTCAGACATTGTGTTTCATAGTAAAGGATAAAAAGAGGAGGCACATTGACCTCCTCATATTCTATCAGGATTGGGGTTCCTGGTCAAGGTTGTAAGTTACATATTCACCTTCAGGCATTTTAAAGTCAGCATCAACTTTGTCATACAGTTCAAGGAATGCTTGCTTGGTTTCGTCATCAAAGCGATTCACACATACTTGGATTGCTTTCGCCTTGTCCTGAAAGATGCTATAAGCACGTACAATATGAACAAGACGACGTGTACTGATGATTTCTTCAACTCCTCCGTCGTAGAAAGTCTTACGAATTACATCTGCCCAGTCTACTAGACGCTTACAGAAGTCACGATCTTCCAATCCAAGGTCCAAAGCAACACCTTCAAGAATCTTCTGTTCTGTTGCAGGAGCAGGGTAGGACTGCTCAAAAGTCACAGGGAAACGCTCAAGAAATGCCTCGTTGAGAACATTGGTGCCAATAAAGCGTCCATCCTCAGAACCCTTTCCTTTAGTATTAGCAGTGGCAATAATGTTAAATCCTGCAGCAGGTTTCACCCAACGACCAATCTTCTTAAGGAATACACCCTTACCCTCAAGAATAGACTGTAGACAGAGGATTTTGTTAGAAGCAAGGTCAATCTCATCCAACAGCAGAATAGCACCACGCTCAAGTGCTTCAATCACAGGACCGTTATGCCAGGCAGTATTTCCATCAACAAGACGAAAACCACCAATCAAGTCATCCTCATCAGTCTCAATGGTAATGTTTACACGAATCAATTCGCGCTTAAGTTGAGAACACGCTTGCTCCACAGAGAACGTTTTACCATTACCCGAAAGACCCGTAATGAACGTAGGATAAAAAAGACGGGACTGAATAATCTTTTTAACGTCACCAAAGTTACCAAACTTGACGAAGGTATCATCTTTATCAGGAATGAGATTTTGTTCGATAGGGGGAACCACAGAGGGCGATTGGAAAGTACGTTCGATTTCTTCTACTTTTTGCTGAGTCACTTCAAGATTCCATTTTCCACGACCAACTTTAAATTGATCCAATTTCTTAGTAACAGTTTGATAGTTAGCATCATTCAGATTACACCAGGCACGAATATCAGCGCCAGTGATGGTGTTTCCATACAGGTTCTGGAGGGAAGTGCGTATGTAGTCGGAGGAGAGTGCCATTCGTTTGTTTTGTTTCAACCTAGTCATTATAAGGGGAAAGGGGTCCCATTCGAGACCCCAGTGGTCAGTTCAAAAATTGGACCATTTGCATTTCATGCAACCAAAGAAATAAATTCACCAAGAACTTTTTTATTTAGTTTTTTGGTTTTCAAAGATTTTGCAAAAGCAGACCTAATTTGAGATTTTGTTGCACCATCCTCAACTTCAAACTCAGTATTTTGAGAAAGTGCAGTTGAAGACATTCCAAAGTATGCATCATATCCAGACTTAGTGATAGTAAAACTTTTCAGTTTCCTCCAATCACCTTGAATTTTATCATATTCCTTATCAAGTTGAGAGTGGTACATTTGCACAAATCGACTAAAGTTACGACTTTCAAGAACGCGAATACCAATAAAGTTCATAGAAGAAAACTTATCTTTTAAATTCCTAAGAAGAACATCAGTGAATTCATGATATCCATATCCAATCTTATAAGTGGTTCCCAACTTACGATCACGAATAAACGTGCGCATAGGATCAATATATCCAGTTCCAAGAAATGGTTTCTTTTCCCATTGGCGATTGACTTCTTTATAATAAACAAGTTGGTTCGCTTCACCGTCAGTCAAGACGATACACTGAACTTTCTGAAGTTTGTTCTCCTTTTGAAATTTAGGAAGAACTTGATGAAGAGTAATCAGTGCTTCATTCAAAGGAGTTCCGGAAAGACCAAGACGATTAGAGTAAGTATAAGGACAACTATAGGTTCTACCAAAACAATAAGCAAGACGCCAAATATTAAGCATTTGATGCTCAAGCACGCTACCAGAAACTTTACTAGTGAGAATATTCATCATAGAAAATGTTTCATCAACAACTAGAAGTCCATCTTTCTTTTGGTAATGTGGAGTACGATCGGCAGCAAAATATCGGTCATTGTCATAATCATACTCACCACGACGCCACTCATTAGTGAAAGCATAAACCTCAAAAGGAATAGATACTTTCTTACAGAACCACACCAGATTGAAGAGTTGCTTGCAAGTATCAAGCATCACATCACACATAGACCCACTCCAATCCAGTACAAAAACCAGACCATGATTCTTACCATCTGGAATCACAGAAACCTTTTTGAAGAGATCTTCGTTATATTTGTAGGTATGAAGACGAGAAGTATCAAGAACACCAGTGCGAGCAGTAGAAGCACGAGCATACTGATCTGCTGCCTTGCGACACTCAAACTCTTTCACAAGATAGTTAACTTCTTTTTGAGCAGAAGACTTAAACTTTTTAAACTCAGTATCAGATTCTTTATAAAGATTTACTGGAATCCATCCTTTATCTTTAGCATGTTCATTATGCAGTTTCTGTTGATGAGAAAATGAATTATCAATATCCTTGTGAACTTCAGCATTCTTTCCAATCACGGTTTCAAGATTTACTTGGGGAACCTCAACATAAACATTCTCGTATCCATCATTTTTAACAAGATCACGAATCTTATCTTCCAAAGATTCTGCAGTACGAACTTCAGGTTCTTCTTTTTCTCCAGAAGACTTCACGGGAGTTTCATCACCTTGAGCAGTACCACCATAAGAATCAGAAGACTCTTTTTCAGAAGAATTATCACTCTCTCCTTCTTGCTCAGAAGAAGAGTTATTAGTTTCTACAAAATCACTTGCAGAAGACTGAGAATTTCCTTGAGTTTCGTGAGAATCAAAATCAGAAACTTTCTGCTGTTGCTCTTTTTCTTTCTTGCAGTACTTATAAAGTTCTTCTGCAGCAATCAAAGCATCGGCAAAACTTTCACAGGCACCAATCAGATCAATGATTTCTTTTTCCTCGGGTTTGAAATCAAGAGTCAAGAAGTTGCCAATCTTAAAGTAAAGATTAGCACGGTCAGCAAGATTAAAAGTGGAAATATCATCATCAGCAACTTGAAAGAAATCTTCTTCATTCAGTTCTTTATACCCATTGAAAAAAGTCTTTGCAAGTCCAGCATACTTACGCTTCATCAGTTTCTCAATGCGAGCATCCTCAACCACATTCACAAACTGCTGTGGAACCTTTACAGTCTCAGTCCAATCTTCATCTGGGGTAAAGAGCGCATGACCCACTTCATGACCCACTAGAAGGTCATATACAAGTCCACTTGCCTTTTCCCAC